AGGCGCTGCCGCCGGACCAGTTCCAGCAGGTGATCGCGACGCTGCAGGCCGACGGCAACCGCGGCGTGCAGGGCGACCTCGCGGCGCGCGGCGTCATGCCTCCGAACCTGCAGGGCGACGCCGACCAGTCCGAGGTCGGGCAGCTTCGTCGCCAGGTCGCCGAGCTCACGCAGAGCATGCACGGCTTCGCGTACGGAGTGAACTCCGCAGCCGTGCGATCCGAGGTCTTCGCCCAACTCGCGTCGGTGCCGCTCATGCGCGTCGTCGAGCGCGCCGGGAAGCTCGAGGGCGTCGTCGAGAGCGTGATCCAGAATCTCATCAAGGCCGAGCAGCAGAACCCTGGGACCGTGAACCCGCTCGACTCGCGCTCGCTGCGCGCGGCCGTGAAGGGCCATGTCGATGCCGCGATCCGCGAGCAGAAGTCGGTGCGCGACGCCTTCGTGCGCGACTGGATCGAGGGACGGCGCGCGAAGAACAAGAACGCGCCGGCGCCGATGCGTGGACCGGGCGGCAGCGCGCGCTCGATCCAGGCCGCGCCGACCACGAAGCTGCCTGCGAGCCTGAGCCAGTCCGAGAAGCTCGACAAGTGGACAGAGCAGATGATCGCCGCGGGACGCGGACCGTCCACGGGGATCGCCGCCGAAATCGGCTGATGACGGTCCGCGTCACAGCACAGGAGAGGTGAAAACCGATGCCGGACAATCTCACGACCTTCGCACCCGCGAAGAAGGAGGTCTACGAGGGGATCGTGAACGAGACCCTCAACAACCGCAGCCAGCTCTTCGGCTGGTTCGACAAGGTGCCGATGGATGGCGGCGGACCCGTCGCCAACCTCAACACCGGCGCGCTGGGCGTGACGACCCAGCGAGCGGTTCACTTCACGTCCCACATCGGTCGCTCCGGGTCCGGCGGCTACCAGGACGCCGAGGCGAACTTCCCCACGTCGGCGAACCAGAACTACGTCTCCGGCTACGTGCAGGGCCGGACGATGTACTGGCCGGCGACGGTCTCGCGCGCCCTCATCGCGACGACTCGCACCGACGAGGCCGCGTTCGCGCGCGCGATGGTCGAGGCCGCGGTCCGCACCGGCAACGATCTCCGCGTCCACCAGGACATGGTGATCGCCGGCGACGGCTCCGGCACGATGGGCACGATCTCGGGCGCCGGCACCTTCAACGCCGCGACCCCCGTCGCGAACTCGATCACGCTGCCGCTCGACAACTTCCAGGACCTCCGGCGCTTCCAGATCGGCCAGATCGTCGCCGTCTTCGGGAACGCCGGCACGCCCGCGCTCTCGCGCACGAGCAACGGCTCGACGCAGATCGCCTTCGGCGCCGGCGCGACGATCAACAACGCCGGCCGCGTCGCGGCGATCACCGTCTCGCAGACGGCGCCGGCGATTCACGTCGTCGCCCTCTCCGGCACCTTCTCCGGTCTCGGCACCGCCGTCGCCGGCGGGTTCGTGATCGTGAAGATGAGCGCCGATCTCTCGCAGGCGCTCACCACCGTCACCGTCGGCGAGCGCACGGCGTCCGTGCGCTTCGGGCCGTGCGGCATCGACGGCATGGTCCTCGACTGCGACTCGCCGATGGAAGCGGCCGGCACGCCGACCGGCTACCTCGGCATCCTCGCGCCGGCCACCTACGGGTCGACCGGCGGCGTCAACACGCAGGGCGCGGGCGGCGCGGTGAACGGCGCCGGCTTCCCGCAGTGGTCGTCCTTCGTGAACCGCAGCTCGACGCCACGTCCGCTGTCCGACGCGCTCCTGCAGTCGATCATCGACATGCCGATGATCTCCTACGGCGAGCGCCCCACGCTCATCACCACGAGCTACGGCGGCCGCTGGGAGTTCGCGAACAGCAAGCTCGGCATCCGCCGCTACGTCAACACGACGGACATCAGCGGCTCGACGGGCGGCGGCTTCAAGGAGAACGAGAGCTCCCGCCAGTTCCCGACGTACGACGACATCCCGATCGTGCCGAGCCGGTTCGGTGCGACGTGGAACTTCCAGCAGTCGGGCAACCTCGTCACGAACTACTACGCGTTGAACCTCAACGTCATCAAGTGGTTCCAGTGGTACCCGACGAAGATCATGGACGACGACGGGCTGACGTGGCGCATGATCCAGCGCACGCCGTTCTTCGAGTGCATCTTCGAGTCGTGCGGTGAGCTGATGACCTTCGCACGCAACGCGCACGCGAAGGCGATCAACGTCACCGCGAACGACTTCGGCGCGTAACCCGAAGCCGTCGGGTTGCAGGCCCCGACGGTTGCCTTACCAGCTCCGCCTTCCCGCGCCTGAATCCTCCGGCGCGGGAGGGTGGGGTCTTCAGGAGGACTCGAGCGTGAACGTCCCCTTCTGCCGCTGGGAGCAGAAGACGATCGAGTACCGCAACTGCGTCGGCCGAACGGTGTCCGACGTCATCGCGTGGCCGGTCGAGTGCGGGCACTTCCACCGCGCTCTCGACTTCGCGGAGACGCTCGAGAGGAACTGGCCGCAACTCCACTTCGGATTCGACCGAAGGAAGGAGCGGCACGTGATCTTCCGCTGGACGCCGCAGATCACGCCGGTCGGGTCGGGGATCACCGAGTTCTCCGACCTGCTCGTCGTCGAGAACTTCCTCGACATCGTGATCGACATGAAGTTCCAGATCGAAGTCATTACGAAGGAGAAGGGGCGGCGGATGATCTTCCCGCCGCGCAACTACGGAGCGTGGGCCCTCGAGGAGATCGCGAAGTACGACCCGCGCCGCCTGACGCCGGACTCGTCGTGGGTCAGCGAAATGCTCGACGCGCGCGCTGATGCGGCCGAGGCCGCTGCGCAGAAGGAACTTCGCCGCAAGAGCGAGGACATGGTGAACGACATGATGTCGTTCGCCGATCGTGGCAACCCGTGGTTCCACCGCAAGCAGTTCCGCCAGCGCAAGGTGCGGCCGAACCACCCGAAGCAGGAGCTCGCCGTCGCGTGAACTTCGGAGAGCTCAAGTCCTGGGTGATGGACTTCCTTCAGGCCACGTTCTCGGACGGGAACTGGGGCGAGACGGAGATCGAGCGGTACATCCGCGACGAGGAACTCCGCCTCTTCACGCACGTCGTCGGGAAGGACGAGGACTTCTTCTACGTCGAGGGGACGCCGATCTCCGAGGTCGCCGGCCAGAAGCTCTACCAGCTTCCGACGAACCTCTACAAGCTGCTCCGGCTCGAGCGCATCGCCGGCCTCGAGGCGTCTCCAGAGAACCCGATCACCCTCGCGGTCGTCGACCACAACTACTCGAGCATCCAGCGCGCGCGCTCGCGCATGCTGATGACGTCGACCGTGCGCACCGTCTTCGCTCCGATGCACTACCAGCTTCACGGGCAGAGCCAGTTCGAGCTCATGCCGACGCCGTCGTCTGCACTCGCGAACTCGCTGCGCCCGGTCTACGCCGCGCGGCCGGCGGGGATGGTCGATCCGAGCGACGTTCCATTCCAGATCACGACGGGACCTGGCGGGGCCGGCAAGGACGACCTGCGCGAGTACCACGACATCATCGCGCTCGGCGCGTGCGAGAAGGCGCTGCTCCACGAGGAGGCTTACCCGCAAGCCGACCGCGTGAAGATGTCGAGGCTCGAGCGCACGCGCGAACTCGACCAGTACCTCTCGCAGATCAACGTGCAGACGCCGCGATTCGTCCACCTCACGGACGAAACGCTGTGGGAGTGATCCCGTGGCGTATCGGCAACTGATCGTCGAGGGCGGGACCCGCGGACTCAACCTCGCCAAGAAGGTCGACGAGCTCGATCCAGGCGAGTCATCGGTCGCGAACAACATCGAGTTCTTCGGCAGCGCCATCGCGCGCCGCAAGGGCTTCCGGCTTGCGTGCAAGGGTGCGCTCGATCTCGTGCTGCGCGGCGGCCCGGCGTCGCAGAGCATCGGCCTCGTCGGAGAGGAGCGCTGGGTCGACACGCGCCCGACGATGCGCAGCGCGCTCTTCACCGAGGACACGCCGATCACCGGCGGCGCGGTGAACGGTCGCCGCGACTTCTTCAACCAGCGCCCGTCGATCGTCGTGATCCCGGAAGGGAACACGCCTGGACTGCGCCTCAACGTGCGCGACGCCGACTCGAGCTGGGCGATCGAGTTCCTGATCCGTCCCGACGAGGTCCCGTTCTTCCACGGATCGTCGCTCTCGACCTCGCCGGTCGTCGTGCCGATCCCTGCGCAGAAGGGCATGGGGACGACCGGGCAGTGGGCCGTGCGCGTCCTGCAAGACGCCACGTCCGACCGCTTCTACGTCGCGCTCACGCTCTACGAGGGCGGCGTGCTCGGCACCGCCGGCGCGGTCGGCAATCCGACGACTCCGACGGCGAACGCGACCGACTTCTTCTTCCAGTCCGGCGGGAACCGGGCGTGGATCGAGCCAGGCAAGCGTCACTGGTTCGCATGGAAGTTCATCAAGGGCGCTCCCGGCGTCGTCACCTCGCTCTACTGGCAGCAGGGGATGACGTCGACCTCGAGTTCGACGCAGAACTCGGACTACCTGCACGCGACGCTGCGCACGAACGGCGTCGGCTCCTCGAACGCTCCGATCACCCTCGGCCGCCGCCCGTTCCAGGCGGCTGGGCGCCTTGGCATCGGCACCTTCGTCGCGAACAACGCGATCGACGAAATGGGCTTCCTCGGCTCGATCCCCGAGCTTCGCTTCTGGCAGGACACGGCGCAGGGCGTGGCCGGGACGCTCGAACTCCCGGCGAACTGGGGCGTTGTCACCGCCTCGCCGCCGGCATCGACGGACTGGTACGTCGAGCGCGAGATTCCTCAGGAGCAACTCACGACGGACGCCGCGGTCGAGGCCGCGAACCTCGTGCAGACGACCGACCTGCAGCTCTACTTCCAGCTCAAGCCGGAACTCATCGGCTTCGCGCTCGACGGCACCGCCATCGCCGGCGAGAACGATCGCATGATCCGGCCGCGTTTCACGCGCGGCACCGCGCTCGACAATCTCGCGTGGGTCTCCGGCGCCGACGCGACGTGGGTCGATGCGACCGGCATCCTCGGCAAGAAGGCGCTCGCGTTCTGCCCCGCCCTCGCGCTCGCCGGCCAGAAGTACGTCTTCGCCGACGTCTGCCGCTCCGGCAAGACCGACAGCTACAACGGCAAGCGGCTCTTCTGCGCCGGCATCCGAATCCCGAACGCCAACCTCTACATGCGGCGCGCCTCGAGCGGCACCGCGAGCGCGTGGGAGTTCCCCGACGAGTTCGGGATTCGTGCTCCGGTCCGCCTCGACGCACTGCCGTCCAACACGGCGTTCCGCGCGACGATCTACGAGATCAACGTCGCCCGCAGGGGCACGGGACCGAACTTCGATCGCTACGGCGTCTCGTCGATCTTTCGGGTCGGCGTCGCCTTCGACGGCGCGAACTGGAAGTTCCGCCTCCAGATGCGCGACGCGACCGGCGTGGCGACGACGCTCGATTCGACGACGAACGTGGTTGAAGGCACGGCCTACACGATCCAGGCTGCTGTGCGCTTCGAGCAGGGAAACCGAGTCCTCTCGATCTTCGTGGACGGTGCGCGCGAGAACACGGTCTCTGCCGCGGCGACGAAGCCGTGGATGTCGGAGACCTCGGCGACCGACTCGACGGACCCGAACCGGGACGACGACGACGGGCGCGACAGCAACTTCCCCACGTTCATCGGCTGCTCGGTCGAGACACCGATCAGCGTCGACTCGCACCCCGACCCCTTCGCGTTCCGCTACGGCGCCTACGGGATCGGAGGCGGCGGCATCGGCGTCGTCGGTGCGAACCGCGCCTACTGGGGCTGGGGCACGAACGATACGCAGCGCACGCCGAACGACGGCATCGGCTACCACGGCCACGACGTGTGGGTCGGACCGATCGGCTCGCTCCAGGTCTGGCAGAAGTACCCGAGCGAGAGCGAGGCGCGAGCGCTCGCGCCGCGCGGTCCGAGCGGCGAGGAAATGCAGCGCGACGGCGCCATCCTCGTCTCGAACTGGGAGTTTGAAGAGGGCCAGGGCACGGCGTGCTTCGACCTCGGCTACCTGAAGAACCACCTGCGCATCAACCCGCTGCCGACCGGCTTCGTGTCGATCGGATCGTGCGACCGGGTCGAGCGGCCGCCCCTCCTCGGCATCTTCCAGCAGCGCCAGCTTTCGACGATCGGCGCGCCGGACAACCGCCTCTTCGGACTCTCGCATGGCGTGCTGCACGAGATCGTGAAGGACGGCTCGAACGCGCTCTACGCCACGCCGATCGGACGCTGCCGGACGCCGGAGCAGTGGTCGTCGCGCTCGCGCTCGCCGCGGCTCCCGACCGCCTTCCAGTTCTCCGGCGCGCTGAACGTCTGCACCGGCTCCGGGCCGGTGAAGCGCGTCTTCGACGGGAAGGTGTCGGACCTCGGGCTGACGCCGGTCTACGGCGACATCGGCTCCGACCAGACGCACCTCGGCTGGCGCGAGCCGGACCGCGACGGCACCTTCCAAATCTTCACCGTCTTCGCCGCGGCGACTCCGGCCGACACGGTCTTCGCTCCGAACCGGAAGTACGGCTGGTGCTGCACCTTCTACGATCCCGACTCCGGCCTCGAGTCGGCGCCGTCGAAGCTCATGTACCTCAAGATCGACCCAGCGCTCGGCGCGAACGGGCAGAAGGCGATTCTGCTCACGAGCCTCCCGAAGTGCCCGCAGCTTCAGGCGGCGAAGCGCCGCATCTACAGGACGACCGCGGACGGCGGCGTCTTCCGCTTCCTCGCCGAGATCGACGCGGACGCCACCGGGTTCACGGACTCCATCCTCGACAGCAAGATCACCGCGAACTCGGTGCTGACGAGCTGGCTCAACTACCCGCCGCCTCAGAACGCGTGCATCGGACTCGCATTCGGCGCGCGCGCCCTCTACTTCGGAGTCCACGAGAAGCCGGACACGCTCTTCTACTCGCTGCTCGGCTTTCCTGGCGCGTGCCCGACCCAGTACCAGCTCACGCTCGCCTCCGGCCACTCGACCGAACTCGTCGCCGGCGTCGTCATCAACGATCGCTGCTACCTCTTCACGCGCACGTCGACCTTCGCGGTATTCGACTCCGGCGGTGACATCACGGTCGACAACCCGTTCCAGCCGCCGGTCCAGCTCTACCAGCTTCGCGACGACCTCGGGTGCATCAGCCACCAGGGGATCGTCGTGATCGAGGGCGTTGGCGCGATCATCCCGACCGAGCAGGGCCTCTACCTCTTCGACGGCCAGAGCTTCCGCAACCTCGGCATCGACAAGAACGGCGACGACCGCGTCAAGCTGTTCTGGCAGCAGATGAACCTCGCGAACTCGAGGAACTTCGTCGCGGTCGCGCACAAGCGCAAGAAGCAGTACATCCTCTGGTGCTCGACCTCCTGCTCGCTGGACGCCGCGAACGATCGAGCGCTCGTGTACGACTGGGGCAAGGACGCCTTCTCGATCCAGACGCAGCGCGACGTGCTCTTCGCGACGACGATCGCCGACGACGCGAGCGGCCAGGAGCGCGTCTGGACGACGACGCTCGGCGGCGAGGTCTTCGAGTTCGACCCGCCGGAAATCGACATCGACAGCGACGGGCCGGAGGTCTCTCCGTTCTCCGGCTCGATCGTCGCCGCGAAGCTCGACCCGCTCGGCTCCGGCCGCTTCACGCGGCTGCAACTCGTCTCCGACAACTCGCTGCCGACGACCGGCAAGGGACTGCGCGGTGTCAACCTCTACGTCACCGACGACGGGACGCAGTGGCACTTCCGTCCGCTGAAGATCCTCTGGAACGACGCGAACAACGTGCTCGTCGCCGGCGACGCAGGAACCACGACGCCCATCGGATTCGAGTGGCGCCTCGGCCCGATCGGGGCGCAGTGGCTCTCCGGCAAGTTCAACCAGGGATCGGACGTCACGAACGTCCGCATCCTGCGCGTCCAGTTCAACCTGAACCCGTCGAGCGGCCAGCGCTTCGTCACGCAGTGCATGTACGACGAGCAGAGCGACACCGCGAAGTTCGCTGACCCGGCGCTGCAGTTCGCGATCCTCTCCGGCGTATCCGGTCGAGGGAAGCGCTACCAGATCAGGATGCACGACATCACGCGCTTCGGCGGTCTCCCGCAGAACGCGTGGAGCGTCGCGCGCTTCGAGATCCACTACCAGCCGCGCGGCCGCTCGAGCTACGTGCCGTCGTGAACATCCAGGCGATCGACCAGCTCCTCGCGCGCCTGCAGATGGTCGGGCGGGCCGGCGCGCTCCCGAAGAACGCGAACCTCCCGCAACTCATCGACGAACTGCAGCGCCAGCTCGGCATCCTTGGAGACGCCGCGCGCGCGCTGCTCTCCGAGCTTCGACAGGGACCGCGCTTCCCGAAGGACGGGCTGCTCTTCGTCGTCGACTGCCGGACGGCGACGACGAACCTCCTCTCGACGGCGCAGGCCGCCGCCGAGGGGCTCGGCGCCATCGCCGGCCTCGCGATCTACCGTCACGGGCTCGGGCTCCGCCTCAATCGCGCCGCGCAGCCGTTCGCATCGAACATCCCGACGGTCGGCGTCGTGAACGGGCAGGCGTCCAGAAACGGGACCTGCTTCCTCTACGGCTGGGACGACAATCGGACCGTCTTCCAGGTCGACCAAGACGCGCAGTCGAACCAGTCCGTCTTCATCGTCTCTTGCTATCCTTCCCGCGTGCAGCCCTCGACGATCACGAATCCGGGTGCGGCGCAGAAGACCGGCGCTGCAGCACCGCAACTCGGATTCGAGCTCGCCAGTTCGCCGCTCGCGGAGTTCCCGTAGGAGCCGGCCGTGGCACTCCTCTCCCCACCGCCACTTCCAAGCACGCGCTTCAACCCTGGCTTCGGATTGATGCCGGGCATGGACTTCAACGGGGGAGGTTCCGGCTGGCTGCGCGGCGCAATCGCTGCGCGCGGAGGTGCAGCCCCCGGCGCGCCGGGCTCGTCCGACCCGATGGCGTCCACGCAGGTCCAGCCCGGACCTCTCACCCGCAGCACTCCGCCTCAAGGCGGTCGCTACGGCGACGTGAACCTCCCGCAAGACTTCGGGTACGGGTACGACCCTCGAGACCCGCTCTCCGCCAGCCGCGCGTCCGCCGCTGGTCCGTTCAACCGCACGAGCGCCGAGGAGCCGTACGGCGCCGGCGCCTACGGGCTCCCCGAAGCGTTCGCTGGATGGAGCGGGCCGTCGCGCAACGCGCTCCTGAACGCGATGGTCTTCTCGAAGCAGCAGCAGCCGGCCATCGACCTCTACCGCGGCCAGATGGACACCGACTGGTCGAAGGTGCTGATGGATCAGCAGTCGGATCTCATCAGCACCGCTTCGGCGGACGCGTCGCGGCAGCGCTCGGGCGCTCTCGCGCGCGCGGGGTACGGCGGCGGCGGAGCGGTCTCGCCGTTCCAGGCGTCGCAGCTTCAGGCCGAGGCGATGGCGCGCGCCGGACAACTCGGCGTCGCCGCGCGCGCTTCGGTGCTGCAGGGTCAGCAGATGAAGGCCGAGGCGGGCCGCAACTACCTGAACTCGATCGCGCAGAACCTCCAGGCGTTCCTCACGCCGGCGCAACTCGAGACCTCGCGGCAGGCGCGCGTGCCTGGCACGAGCGGCGTCAACTACATCGGCCCCGCGATCCAGGCCGCCGGCAGTGTGCTCGGCGGCTTCGCGGCTGGGTAGGAGTGAGCGATGCCTCGATTCGCGTACGGGATCGCCGCCTCCGACCAGGACATCGCCTCGAGCGACGCGCGCACGATGCGTCGTCAGCAGACGGTCGCCGACGTGTCGCTCGGCGTCGGGACGCTGCTCGGCGCGCTCGGCCAGTTCCGCGCCAAGTCGCAGCGACAGGCCGACGCGGCGAAGCAGGCCGAACTCCTCGCCGGCATGGCCGAGAGCCCGGCGGGCCGTCCGACCGGCCAGGAGTCGCCGATGCCTCCCGGCGTCGCCGGACCCGGCGCCGAAGTGCTGCAGCCGTGGGAGCAGGTGATCGGCCAGCAGATGAAGAGCTACCACCCGCCGAGCCTCATCGCGAACCTGGGCGCGATGTTCTCGCAACTTGGCGGGTCGCAGCCGGTGGGGCAACTGCAGCCCCAGGCCGGCGCGGAACTCCTCGCGCTCGCCGGCAACCGAGCATTCCAGCGTTCGCAGATCCAGCTCAACACGATGCGGGCTTCGGCGGACGATCGTCGCGCGCGGGCGGCTGAAGCGACGGCTGCGGCCGCGCTCAACAAGGACCCGATCGCCGACCTGCTCGTGCGCATGCGCGGGCAGAGCGTGAGCGCGGCCACCTCGCTCGCCGGCAAGCAGGCGTCGATGATCGACCCGGCGCTGTGGGCGCAGATGAGCCCTGGCGCGCGCGACGTGGCTGCGATGCAGGGCCACCTGCCCGGCAACGCATCGACGATCGGTCCGATGGTCGAGGGCGCGAAGACGAACGCGGCGAACCTCGAGAAGCTGATCTTCAGCCGCCTCGGCAACAAGGGCGGCGGCGGAGGCATTCCGGCTCCTGGCGGCGGCGCTCCGAAGTCCACCTATCCCGAAGGCTCGATCGAGAAGTTCTTGCAGGACAACCAGATCGACCCCAACGATCCCGAGATCATGTCGGGGAAGTACGACGAGATCCTGAACCGCTTCGTGGCGCCGGCCGGTGGCGGAAGGTGACGCTGGGTCGCCGTCTGCGGCGGCGATCCGTCTCGGACAGCTTCAGCAGCAAGCGGCCCCGCCGTCGCTCGCTGCGCAGCGGATGATCGGACTCGGGCTCCACAAGGCACTCGAGTCCGCGCCCGGCGCCGCGATGCCGCCCGGCCACAACGAAGTCGCGAACGAAATGTTCCGGCTTCCTCAGGGTCGCCTGCAGGCCGCTGCGGCCGCCGCGAAGCCGCCGGAAGGCGCCGGCGTCGTCGAGCAACTGAAGCGCACGCTCGACGCGGTGAAGTACGCGCAGATCGCCGGCATCGGCCGACCGCCGACGCACGACGAACTGCTCGCCTCGCCGATGACGGCCGAGAGCGTGAACCAGCTCGACAAGGTCGCCGCCGTCTCGCAGCAGCAGTCGGACGCTCGCTACGGCAAGAACCCCGACCCGTCCGTCTACGTGAAGGCGCTCGAGAAGCTCTCGAAGGACAAGGAGAAGGAGGTCGCGGAAGAGCGCGCCGCGATCCGCGAGCGCGTGAGGCTCGGCTACTGGCCCGTCGATCAGTGGGGCGAGCCGCCCGAATGGACGACGCGGTCGGAAGACGACGCGCCAGCCCCGCAACGCTTTCCCACCTTCGAGGAGCTCGCCGGCCAGGGCGTGACCGCATTCGAGGACGCTTTGCGTGCCGAGCGACCGCCGCCGGCCGCGGAGTGGTTCAAGGCGAAGGAGGAGGGCGAAGTCCAGGCCGAGGCGCTGAAGCGCGCGAGGAACTCGGCGCTGCCCGGCGTCCACGCCCCGCCGCTCTCGAAGGACGATGTGGCGACGCTCGCGTTCGAGTTCGCGCAGGCGAAGGCCGCGGGGCGCGAGGCCGAGTTCGACCGCAACCACCCGATCATTTCGACGATGCTGCGCGAGACGGGGTCGATGGCTCCGATGCTCGCCGGCGGAGCCGCGGTCGGACCCGCGCTCGAGGGTCTCGGGGTCGCGAGCGCAGGGCTGCGTGGTGCGCTCGAAATGGCCGCGCTCGACAGCGCCGACCAGATCGCGAGGATGCGGAGCGGTGCGCAGGGAGAGTACGACCCGATCCGCATGCTGACATCGGTCGGCACATTCGCCGGCGCTGCCGCGGTCTCGCAGAACGTGGCCGAGTGGGCCCTGACGCGCCGACTGAAGCCGCTCGTGGAAGCCTCCGGCAAGGAGGCCGTCGAGAAGGCGATGGTCTCGGCGACGCACGGCATCGACATCAAGATCCTGCAGGACGTGACCAAGGAGCAGGTCGCCGCGATGAGCGGCCAGCAGATGGAGCTCATCCGCCGGATCGAGGCGGCGCGGCAGGTTGCCAACCTCGTCGGCGCCGCGTCGAACGTCGCGACCTACAACTCCGTGCTCGCCGCCCAGCGCATGCTCGAGGACGCCAAGAAGGCCGACCTCGGCGGCGAGCTCGGCAAGGAGGGCGCCCGAGCCGTCGTCGACCTGCTCCTCTCCCTGGCCGCCTCGCGCGCGTTCCCCGCACACGTCGGGAGGGAGAAGGCGGCCGAGGTCGCCGATCGGATCGCCGACGTGGAGTCCGAGACGATGCGCGCGATGGCCGCGGAGGGCCCTCCGGCGGCCGCCAAGCGCGTCGCGCGCGAGACCCCTCCGCCTACCGCTCCGTCCCCGACGGGAGCCTTCGAGCAGGCCAGGAACGCCCTCGTGAACGACATGCGGCGAGCCCCGGACGAGCAGTTCCGGCAGGCCCTCGCCGACCCCATCGTCCTCGAGAAGTACGCGAACGCCTTCCAGCTCGCTGGCGAGGAGCGGGTGCGCCTGCGCCGGGCCGCCGAGGAGTTCGTCACTGCCCCCGAAGGACCCCGTGACCGGCCGCTGCAAGCCCTTCGTGGCGCGGAGATTATGACGCCGTCGGACCAGCCGCTCGAGCGCGTCGCTCCGGCGGAGCGCCCGGCGCTGCACGTCTCCCAGGGCGAGCCGATCACCGTGCCTGGCCGCGACCGCGCCGGCGTCCACGCGGCGCTCAAGGCGGCCGAGGGGATCGCCACCGCGACCGGCGACAAGATCCTGGGCTCCCACATCGCCTCGGCGATCGAGGTGGCCGACCGGCTCTCAAGGAACGGGGCGGCGACGGCGAGCCCGAGTGAACTTGCCGCGTTCGCCAGCGCCGCGTCGCACCTGCGCATCGCCGCCGAGCCGCGCGGTGACGTCGAGCCGAACGCGAAGCCGATCGGCGAGTACATCGAGGCGGCGCACGTGATCGAAGACGCGGCTGCCTCGGCGCTGCGCAACCGCAACTCGCGGCTGCAGCAGGTCTCGCGGAACACGTCGGAGACGGCCAAGGCGGACGGGCCGACGATGCGTGCCGCCGCGGCCATCGAACTCGGGAGTGTCGCCGTCGTCACGACCGCGGCTGGCGAACTCGCGACACTCTCCTCGACGGGGCAGCGGCAACTCGCACGCGACCTGCGCGAAGGGAACCTGAAGGCGGAGGCGCGCGCGGAGATCGGCGGCGAACTCTCCGTCCACGCCTTCAAGATCCACCTGTCGGACGGCTCGACGGTCGACGTGGCTCCGCCTCACGATCCCGACGGCGTGGCGATTTGGCGCTCGCTCCACGACGCCTACAAGAAGATCGACGCGCAGGGAGGCGCCGCGTTCTTCGGAAGTTCACCTGCCGAAGTCGCCTTCCAGCGCACCGTCGAGCACCAGATCGCCGAGAACGCTCACGACATCTTCACGAAGGAGGTGATCGAGGGGACGCTGCGCGACATCCTCGGCAAGATGCCGACGGAAATGGGGCGAGCGGTGCGGAGTCTCCTGCTCGACGCGTTCGGCTACGGAGAAGAGGCCGAGGCGGCGCGCGGACTCGCCATCGCCGAGAAGGAAATGGCCCCGCTGCGCGGCGAACTCGCCGATGCGAAGGCGACGCTCGACCGCTTCCTCGCCCCGTTCAAGAACAAGGACGAGCTCCTCTCGGTCCTCGTCGAACTGCAGCAGCGCAAGGGCAAGAGCGACTCCGAGCGGCTGTGGCGACCCGAGATCCTCGAGCGCGGGAAGGAGGCGCTTCGCCCGCTGCTCGAGGTCGCCGACAAGATCGGCAAGACGCTCTACAACCTCGACCGGCTGCCGTGGGCGGTCCACAAGCCGCCGAAGGGCCGCAAGCTGATCGTGATGAAGTCGGAGCGCGCTGCGTACGAGAAGGCGCCGCCCGATCCGACCAAGTGGGGCCCGCTCGTCGGCGGCGTGAAGTTCTACGAGCGCGAGGGCTACCTCACGCACGCGCTGGCGAACGAGGTGATGCGAGAGGCGCAGGCGACGGACGGGAAGCGCTGGCCGTCCTCCCGTCTCGGGGCGATCACGAAGACTCTGAAGAGCCTCGCCGGCTCCGCCTTCAAGAGCCGCAAGTATCAGGGCGAGGAGGCGTGGCAGCGCGGCGTCCGGGCGAACGTCCCGCGCACACTCGACACGCTGCTCCGCGAGATCGGCGGAGCGATCGAGGCGCGCGCGCAGGAGCACCTCGCGAACGTCGGGCTGCTCGTGAAGGAGAAGCCCGAGCCAGGCAGCATGGCCGATGTCCAGCTCGCGAAGATGCGGATTCAGGCGTCGATCAAGGTCGCGCAGGATCTCTTGCACGCGCGCATGGCGATGGCGACGAAGGCGCGCGCCGCGAACGATCGACCCGCCCTTGCGCGCGCGCTCGCCGAGGCCGGCGTCGCGAAGCAGGTGCTCGTCGAGCACTTCCGCCAGCTCTACGCCGCGGACCAGATCACGTCGGGGTGGAAGCAGGTCTCCGGCAAGGAGTGGGGGCCTCGCGAGAACTGGTTCATTCGGAACGACGCGCTCCACACGCTGAAGGAGCGTTCGGCGCAGATCGGCGCGTCGTGGCGCGCGCTCTTCGCGTTCACGGGGATGCAGCGCATCCTCCGCAACCGATACTCGTTCCTGCGCATGCCGACGCAGAACTGGTTCTCGAACATCGAAGCGAACCACGAGATCCTCGGGGCCAGTCCTTTCGGCGAAGGCGCCAAGGTCTTCGGCGACGCGCACCGCAAGATGTGGGACTACGTCTTCAAGGGCGTCCTGCCTGAGAACGAGCCGGTGCTGCGCGAACTCGTGGCGCGCGGCCTCGTCCAGACGGCGGCCGGGCAAGCCGAGTCCTTCATGCACGGTTCGGCAGAGCGCGCCCTCTCGAACGCAGATCGCGCGGCGCAGGACGGCCGATACGGCGACGTGGTCTCGCACTACTTCGAGGCCATGTTCCACACGATCGCGGCTTGGCCGGAGAAGCTCCCTGGCCGCGTGGGCGGCGCCTTCAAGTGGATGGCTCGGCTCACGCAGTGGTCCGACGCGGCGCCGATGTACGCCGCGGTGCGGCAGATGGTCGAGGGCAAGGGCACGCCGTTCGGCCGCAAGCTGACGCTCGACGAGGGGATCACGCGCGTCTCGAGGCTGTACGACTTCTCGCGCATGAACCCGATCGCGCGCAAGATGATGCGGCTCGGCTTCTACCTCGTCGGCTACTCGAGCAAGGTCGGCGAGGCTCTCTTCGGCCCCCCGGTGAAGCCGCGCTTCCTCGGCATGCCGATCCCTGGAGGCGAAGGTCTCGCGTGGATGGCGCGCGACCCGACGACGCTGGCCGGCAAGGCGGCCTACGCCGCGTACAAGGGTCTCGGAGTCGCCGGCGCCATCGCCACGTCGATCGTCCCATTCCTCATCGTCGGGAAGATCGCGCAGCACGTCTTCGTCCCCAAGATCAGCGATGACGACCTCGCCCGCGCTCGCGATGAGTACCTGCGCAGCGAGGGCAAGGGCTGGCTCGCTCGCTTCGCCTCGAGGCCGTTCCTGGTCCCGTGGCGGGTCGCGCCGGACGGACGCCCCGAGTTCTTCGACCTTCGTCCGATCTCCTGGATCGGCGCCGCCATCGACTTCGGGTCAGGCTGGATCGGGACCTCGCGCAAGTCGATGCTCACGTCGATCGCCGAGAAGTCGACGTGGGGCGGCCTCTGGCATGCCGCGACCGATCGGCCGACCGACCCGCCGGAGGACGTGATCTCCGGCGTGCGCCACAGCGCTCCCTATTGGCTGACGCGCATGGTGACGCCGGGCGTCGTCTTCAACGCGATCGACTCGGCGCTGCGGCAGTGGAAGGACCACGGAGAACTGAACCTCGTGCCGTGGCCGGCGGAGGTGCTGCAGTTCTTGACGAGCATCCGCACGGTCCGCGGCGACACGTCCGAGGCTCGCCAGCGCTACTACGAGCTCGAGGACGAAGGTCGCTACGAGTGGACGAAGCCGGAACTCGTTCCGAAGAACCCGGCCGACGCCGAGGCGATCTCGACGCAGAAGCTCCAGGGCGTGAACTTCCAGACTTCTCCGGCCTACGCGCGCTGGCGCATGCTGCAGGCGCGACGCCGGATGGAGAAGATCGACCGGAAGTAAGCGGCTACGTGATGTCGCCCCACGCGATCTCGACGTGGACCGTCGTGGTCGCGTTCACGGCGCCGACGATGTTGATGGCGAGTCGCGCGTAGTCGCCACAGAAGCCAGGGAGCACGCCAGGGGCGGCTCCGAAGTGGATCGGGAACGCGGCCGTCTGCGTCGCCGTGAGCGGCGCGGAGGCCGGGCACACCCACGGCGTGTTCGTGAGGCTCGAGGCGTTCAACGGGTAGGCCGTGCCGGTGATGAACGGGGCTCGCTGCCCGAGCGTGTCCGACGTGTGGTCGGTCTTCTCGATGTAGGTCGCGTCTTCGACGAGGCGGGCGTCGGCGCCGAAAATCTGCATGCCGAACTGCACGCTCGTCTCGGAGCCTTTGACGAAGGCGACGAGGAGCATCGCCGCCTGCGACAAGATCCTGAACGGGAAGCTCACGTCGATGGCGCCGCCGGTCAGCGGGCCAGGGACCTGCGTCGCGATCAGCGCGGCCGGGATGATGCCGCGGGTAGTTCCCGCCGCATTCGTGCCGTGGCAAATCTCCTGGATGATCCCGCGGTAGGCCACGACGGTCTCCTTCTCAGCCACCCACGCGCAGCGCGCGCGGGTCGATTCCGTTGGGGAGGGCGATGTGACTCGGGCTCGGACGCTGCATCCGCTGGATCGGCTCGTCGGTGTCGAACTGCAGCCGCTTCACGGCGAGGTGGCACACGAACTCGGAGAAGACGGCGAGCGGGTTCTCGCCGCGAGCGACGCGTTCGAGCGTCGCGACGACGCTCTCGGGGTCGAAGGAGACCTCGAGGTGGACGGCGATTCCGACGGCCTTCGTGATGTCGAGCTTCACGCACGGACGAAGGGCCGACGCCTTGTCTGGATTGTCCATGTTGCGCTGGTTATACCCTACCCACCTGCCCTTCAATGCCGCGGAGCCGCGAGCCGATGGAGCCGGAAACCCTCACCAGGCTCGGGCAGTTCGGCCCCTTGGTTCTCGGTCTCATCGCCCTCATCCTGTTCCTCGCGCTCGCCCTCGTCCTGGCGCCGCGGCTGATGGACTTCTGGACCGCCGGCTCGAAGCGGGACTCTGCGATGGCCGAGGAACTCCCCCTGATGCGCGGCTCGCTTCAGGAGATCGCGACGAACACGAAGCTCCTGCAGCGCATGGACGAGAAGCTCGACGGGATCGACGACAAGCTCAACATCGTCCTGGGGAGGCGGCCAGCATGACGGGCGGCAAGAAGGTGACGGTCCACTACGCGAACGGATCGGAGAAGATCGGACACGTCGACTCGTCGCACGCCGCGGCCGTCGTCCTGAATACCTCCGGCGTCACGTTCCACGGCCACCTCGCTTCCGAGACGATCGACAAGGACTACGCGTTCGACATGCCGGCGGACGGCTGGATCTCCGTCGAGGACGAGTAAGCGATCGTGTCGACCGTTCTCTCGAACCGCCTCGCGACCTTCACCTTCGAGTCGGACGGCTCGACGGGGATGCGCCTCGCGAACTTCGAGTCTGCGGTCGGCAGCAAGACCTGGATCAACTCGGACGCCCGCCTCTGGCGCGCGAAGGTCTTCGACTCGACCGGCGTCGACCCGAACGTGCTGCCGGCGCTCGACCCGACGTTCGCTCAGTTCTCTGCCGGACCGATCACGGTCGACGCGACCGGCAAGCAGATGATCCTGCGCTGGACGGCGATCCCGATGCCGGCCGGCACCGACAAGCTCGACGTCACGCTCACGCTGCGGCTGAACGACAACGAGGACTGGCTGCGCGCGCGAATCTCGGCCGCCTGGAACGGCGCGGCGACGCGCTTCTCGCTCGACTCGATCGCGCCGCTGCCCCTCGCGATCGGTCCGCACAACGCCGGATACGACGCGGCTGTGGTCCCGTGCGTCGAGGGGATCATTTCGCGCGAGCCGCTCTCCTTCCTGCGCGACCCGTTCGAGCGCGACTACCCGACTGCCGTCGGCGGGTGGTCGATGGCGCTGTGGGGCTACTACGAGCGGCTCACGAAGCAGGGATGGATGCTCTGGCTGGACGACAACCAGCTCGAGACGATCCGCATTCAGTGGACGAGCGACGGCGCGGCGGTGAAGTTCCTGCCGCTGCAGTACCAGCCGAACAACCTCGAGGCCGGCAACACCGCTGCCGCGCTCGGCTCGCTCTTCACCTTCTGCCTTCGGCCGATGACGATTCGGACGCGCCACGGCTGGAAGGACATGGGGAAGTTCTACCGGCAGCGCCTCGAGGCGAACCCGCAGTCGTGGTTCAAGCCGGTCCGCACGAAGCGCTCGGACTTCTCCGCTCAGGAGAAGAAGTTCACGATCTTCTGCGACATGTCGGCTAACGACACGACGCACCTGCCGACGCAGCCCGGCCTCACCGACGCACTCATGGACGCGATCCGCACCGGATCGCTCGCGCCGGCTCCGACCCCGATCCTGATGCTGCTCGAGTTCGGGTCCTACCGCATCGACAAGGTGAACGAGACCGCGACGGTCGGCGACCTGCGCACGCAGATCCAGTCGATCTACACGAACAAGAACACCTTCACGGTGTGCTGGTTCCCTGGCGGCCCGTGGCCGTCCTCGACCCTCTCGAACGGCGTGCAGCCGGGCGGCTGGTCGGTCCACCGCTGGTTCAACGAATCGGGCGGCGGCGTCGACTCGGACGACCTCCGCTGGTGGACGACGAACGACATCCTCGGCGGGATGAGGATGTCGCGCCTCGGCAAGCTGCAGGGCGGCGGAAGCGATCGACTTGGCGAGCGTCCGACCGCGAAGTTCTATCGCGAGCGCATCTACCCGATCACCGCGTGGAACCCTGGAACGAGGACGGCGACCGTCACTGGCACGCCGAACGCTGACGGGTTCGTTGGGACGCTGAACGCGGTCGTCATGCCGGCGTCTGGCGCGGCGCGACTCGGCATCGCTCTCGTTACCGCGCTCGGCGCGACGACCGTCCAGGTTGCGGCGGACTTCGTCGGCGGAGACGACGTGGTCGTCACACCGGCGCCAGGCGACTCGCTCGTCGTCTTCATTCAGGACAACGGCGACACGAATCCGTGCCCGCACGCAGTGACCCACTCCGCCGATCATCTGCGCCAACTCAAGCGCAATACGACCAAGGGCACGGCGAAGCTCTTCCGACAGTCCGGCACGTACCTCGACACGTGGGCGCCTCCGCAGATGCGCCTCGGCCTCGACTTCCAACAGTTCTGCTACCGCGACCACACGGGTTGGTCGAAGATCGACGGCGGCTACGTACCGCATCCTCGCGGCGGCGGTGCCTGGCTCGTGCGCGCCTGGAAGGACATCGCTGTCGCGCTGAAGCAGGCGGGTCGCGACGCCCAGGTCGCCCTCGGAGGACCGTCCTTCTACTGGTTGACCGGAGAGGGCATCGCCGAGCCGCTGATGGAAGAGTTCGACATGAACTTCCACCGCTGCGGCAGCGGTGGTCTCTGGCAGGGCAGCCCCGTCCCGAACAAGTGGCTCGCGGTGCCGCTGATGTCCGTGACGCACGCCGGGCGCTTCTTCAGCCGCGGGCTGAACCAGGAGTTCTCGTCGGCCGCCCTCAACGCGATCGCCCCGTTCAACGATCCCGAGCTCCACTTGACGATGGCGTACTGGCTCGCCTACGAGTGGCCGTACGGCGCCGTGATGCCGGTGCTCTCGTTCTTCGAGTCGACCGGGCTTCCGGCGAAGAACTTCTTCGACGACACGCTCTACGTGAGCGGCGGTGGCTCGATCTCGAACGTCGTGAAGCAGATCCGCGACCTGTGGGTGCAGATCACCCAGGCGGAGACGAACTGGCTGTGCGCCGAAGGCTTCCGCTACGGCGAGTTCCTCGGCTGCGGAGAGATCGACCCGACGGGAACGGACGTGACGACGGGTCGAGCCGAGACGACCTACGCGAATATCTACACGAGCTTCGACGTGATCGAGGATCGCGCGACCACGCCGCGCGTCGTGCATGGCGTCTGGCGGGCCGACGACGGCTCGGTTCGCGTCGTGATGGCGAACTGGACGGACACCTCCGGCGCGCTCTCCGTCCGGCTCGACACCGAGGACGCCGGCCTCGGCGCCCCGAAGTCGAACCTCTTGCGCGCCGTCACCGCCACGCGCGTCAACTCGGCGCGCGCCACCCAGCCCGACGTCGCGTTCGACGCGGAGACCGGGCAACTCTCGATCGAGTCGCTCGCCCCCTTCTCCGTGGCAGTCGTCATCCTCGAGCCCGCCGACCTCGGCGACGTGGCCGGCGACCCGCGCGGTGACGAGTGCTCGTGCACCGGCTTCTCGATCTAGGAGCGCCGATGGACTCCGTGAAGGATGACCTGAAGGTATTCCTCTGCGCCTGCATCCTGCCGGCGTGCGCAGCCTTCGCGCTCTTCTGCGTGATGTCGTGCGGCTGGTCGCAGCAGCCAGGCGAGAGCGACATCGCCTACCTGCGCCGGCGCGCCGAGACCGCGGAGAAGGCGAGGTCGACCGCGGAGGAGGTGACGAAGGCCGCGGCCCCGTTCCTCCCCCCTCCGCTCAACTACATCGCCACGCTCGGCGCAGCGGCGCTCGGCGAGTACGGCAGGAAGACGATCACTCGCAAGGCTCGGAACAGGCGGCGTCGTAAGCCGAAGGAAACACGAGCAGCCTGAGGAACTTCCTCGCGCGCTCCAGGTTCTCAGGTTCCTTCCACCAGTCCGTCGACCCGAGTGGGTTCGGCATCACGGCCACGCGGCAGCCAGGCGGGCCGGAGGCAAGCGGCGTCCACTCGAACCACTCCCTGGTCTCGGCAAGCCCGAACGCCGCTGCGACGCGCCTGCCGAGCACGACGAGCCTCGCTGGCTCGGGCAGCGCTTCTCGGTTGCCACGACGTTCGAGGTAATCGTCGTTCAGGTCGATCAGGACGTGCTTCGCAGCCATCCGCGCCGACTTGGCGTCGAAGATCGAGACGCCCGCCTCGTCGACCCCCTCGTAGCGACTGAGGAGCGCGATGCGCGCGAAGGCGACCATGAAGCCGTTCGGCCACGTGACGCCGGCGAGTTCGGCGATCCTCTTCCCGATGGCTCCTGCGAGCGGATGATGTCGGTCGCCGTCCGGCCCGATGCATTCTCCGACCAGGAGCGGGCGGCCCTCCGCAACGCGCTTCGTCATTACGCGCATGACGATGGGGTTCGTCACGAGATCCTCAAGTGGCGGGCTTCGGACACGCGGCCCGCCAGCGCGTTGGTCTCCTCCAGCGCCAAGTCAAAGAGGGGAACCTTGGCGATGAAGTGTGGTCCCTTCAGATGCCGCGCTCCAGCAGCGCGTAGTAGATGTCAGCGTACCGTGCCTTCTCGTCCCACGCGGGCTCTCCCGGCTTCGGCAGCAGCGCGGCGAGGTCAGCGATCGAGCCGTCCGTCGATCCGAGCAGCATCGCCCACGCCCCGACGAAGAGCTCGAGGTCGGCCAGTCGCGGCGTGTCCTGGATGAAGTTCGGAGCCGGACCTACCAGCCGGTAGACGTGCCCCTTGTCCTTCTCGAGCAGATTAGCGCGGTCGACCGTCGCCTGGTCGAACCCCGAATTCGTCGAGAACGCGTACGACATGCCGGCCTTGTCGATCGCGCGCACGCCGAAGTCGCCGAGTCGCGCGAGCGCCCACGAGCGCAGCTTCTCGGCGAGGAGCTTGTCCGAGATCAGGTTCGAGCGCAGCAGGTAGCCGATCCCGTTGAAGAGGATCGCTTCCTGAAAGCCGAGCCCTCCCTTGATCTCCCCGCTGCCGTCGTGCAGGTCGACCATCGTCGACTCGCTCACGTGGTCGGCGCCGAGCGGAATCGGGTTCGACAGCAAGTCCTTCACGTAGGCGACCAGGTGCTCCTTCGGGCCGTGGCCGGCGAGGAAGCGGTCCTTGAACTCCTGGTCGGCCGTGTCGAACCCCAGCAGGCAGGCGCGCGTGAAGAACTGCAGCATCCATCCGACCGCACGCGGTTGCTGGCTGCCGGTCCAGCCCTTCGCGCACGCACCGTTCGGCATGATGCCGGGGAACGATGAAGCGACCCACGCGAGCAGCATCGTGAAGTTCGCCAGCGACGCGTCGATGCCGAGCGCGGCGCCGCTGAAGAGCGACGACGACTCGAGGTGCGCGGGGTCGAAGATGTCGTACCCCTCTCCGTCCGTCATGTCGTACTTCCACCCGTCCACGCAGGTCCCGTAGTAGGCGGTGTAGCTGAACTTGAACGGCAGGTGCGCGACCGGGCGCTGGAACTGCGTGTCGTTCCACGGCATCAGGTCAGAGACGTTCCCCTCGCCTCGGACGACCTTCTCGAAGACCGTCGACAGGAACGAGCGCCGGCCACCTCCCGTCGTGTGGGTCTGCCGCGTCGAGTCGAACTCTTCGCCGCCAGGAGGATTCGGGGGCGGCCCCTCGAATCGGCAGAAGCCGGACTCGAACCCGAGCGCCGGTGCGATCACCGGCCCGCGGTACGCGGTGTCGGTCGAACTCGCGAGCTTGTGCGTCCGAGCCGCGTCGAAGACGAAGATGTTCCCCGTCTTCGGGCTGTTGAACGCGAGGTAGTGGTCGTCCTTCGAGGTGTTGAACTGAAAGTCAGGTCGGAACTTCGTCACGAGCATCGCCCCCTCCTTCTTCTTCCAGATTGACGACCGAGACGAGCGCGCGCGGCGTCAGCGTCGGGGTCGCGTAGACCTTCTCGATCCGATGCGTCACGATCCTCGAGTCATCTTCGTACGCGATGCCAGTGAGCGCGTCCTCAAGTGCGCGCACGAGCTTCGAGAGATCCGGCCTCGTAGCAGGGAATCGAGGCGCCTTCGGCCTGAGCCCTCTCTTTCCGTAGTGGCCGACGGGCCGCGGCAGAACGAACGTGACGCGCAGTTCTACCGGACCACTCGCGGGCCACGCCTCGTCGCTCTCGGCAATCGCGCGCTGCGCCATCGCGGCGAGTTCCTGGCGCCACGGCATCGTGCGGCTGTTGTCCTGGCGCAAGAACGGCCTGCCATCCTTCGTCACGCCAGGAATGAAGCTGCCCTGCGTCGCAGCGACGCCGAGCACCTCGAACGAGAGGCTCACGGCTAGGTCGCCGCGATCAGTTCGTCGCGGAGCTTGCGCAGGCCGTCCGTGCCGAGCGAGTAGCCCTTGCCGGCGAGCTCGCCGCCGTGCTTCTTCAGGAGTGCGGTGAAGAGTTCTTCGCCGACCTGATCGCGCAGGGAGTTCACCTCCGAGAGCAGGGACGACGCGAGCCGCTCGTACGCCGTGCGATCGTCCGCGGGAGCCGAGGTGGCCGCACCAGCCGGCTCCGTCTGCTCCTTCGGCTTGTTCGGGCGCCGGCGCGGCGGGATCGCTCCAGCAGGAGAGGTCGGCCCAGGTTCAGGCGGCGTCGGCGACGATGGAGTGGTTGGGGACCCCGCCGCCGCCTCCCTCCCCTGGTCCGACCCCTCCACTTCTTCTCGCAGGTCAGCAACGGACGTCGGCGCGGCAGGCTTCGTCGGCGCCACGTCGATCACGCCTTCTGGCAGGTCGAGTTCGCCGCGGTCGTCCGCTTCGATCGCGCGCGCGGTCTCGATGCTCTTCGGAGCGTACTTCATCACGGAGATCAGCAGCGTCTTCTTCGCCATCGACGCCCAGTCGGTGTTCCACACCGAGTCTTCGCGGCCGTCCTTGCTGAAGCGGCGCCGGTGCGCTTCGACCTTCTCCGCCTGCCACACGTCCCAAAAGACGCCGCCGCTCTGCGTGCGGATGATCGCGTAGACGTGCGTGATCTCCGCATCGAAATTGTCCTTCCCCTCGCGGTGCTCGAGCTTCTCGTTCAGCCCCTTCTCGAAGAGGATGTGGTCGCCCTTGCGCACCACGTCGGCACGCACGCTCGCGATGTCTCCGGTGCGGTAGCAGAGGTCGAGGAGCCCCTGGTAGCCGATTTGGAAGTTCGCCTCGAGCGCGCCGTTGTTGCGGTTGTTCTTGCGCGGGATCAGGTAGGCGCGTCCGAGCGTGCCGTCGGGTTCGAGCCCGACCTGCGCCGCCGTCATCAGCGCGGCGAAGACGCTCTTCGGCGTGCAGTCGAGGAGCTTGGGGTTCTTCTGGCAGGCCGTCACCGAGATCCGCATGAGGCGCTCGGCCGTCATGTGCCTCGGAAGGGCCATTTCGAACTGCGGCTTCATCCGAGCGAGCATCCCTCGGAAGTCGGCCATCTTCGGATCGGCAACAGCAGGCGCTTGCGCGTTCACTCCTTGTCCTCCTTGAGTTCGAGCCACTGCGCGTCGTTCACCGTGTGCGACGCGCGCTTCTTCAGCTTCGACACGAGACGCAGGCCGGAGTTCGGGAAGGTCGCGAGCGACGCTCCGTTCATCCTCGAGAGGAGCGCGTTCTGGTCAGCCTTCGCGAGATCGTCCCAGCCATCCGCGATCTTGCGATAGGAGGACGCCTCGGCGCGTCGCTGCCTCCAGCGCTCCGCGAGCTCCAGGTCCGCCGGCGCCATGATCGCCACCTTCTCCGGCACCGGCGGACACGCAGCCGCGAGCAGGGCCGAATCGTCGGGTCCGGCGTCGGGCAGCGGCACGTCTTCTCCCCTGCGACGCGCGAGCACCGTCTCCCATGCGGCGCGCAGGCGGCGAACCAGCGTCGCCTGGAACCTCTCGTCAGCCACGTAGGAGTAGATCCGAAACTCCGGCTCCCTCGCCATGAAGAGCACCGCGAGGTCCGCGTCTCGCAGCCCCGTGCAATACATCTGTTGCTGGACCTGGACTTGGTACGTGAGCGGCACACCCTTCTCGTCCCAGTCTTCGGAGTCGCCGGCGGTCTTGAACTCGACCAGGCGGCGTTCGTGCCCCTTCTCGTCGACCCAGCCGTCCGGCGTGCCGAGCACGAACGGCGCCTCCGTGCGCAGGAAGATCGTGCGCTTCGACGGCGCGATCACGAAGAACGGGCGCTGCACCTCGAGCCCGCGCCAGTGCTCGTAGTTCGCGGCGATGCCGGCTTCAAGGAGTTCGCGGATCTTGAGCGACCGCTTCTGCTCCTCGCTCTCCTGGCGCAGCTTCGCCGCGACAACGTCGGCGCCCGAGCGCCACTTCTTCCACTTGCCTGGCGGGAAGAACGCGGCCGACTCGCTCGCCCCGAAGCCGTGCTCGCGACGGAACGCGAGCCACTCATGGTCGAATTCGAACTCGAACGATCGGACCGTCGAGACCTCGCTGCTCATCGGCTCGCTTCCTCCGCTTCAATCTGCCGCTGCTCGCGACAGGATCGGCACTCGTTCACGCCGTCGCTGCGCTTGGCGCCGCAGGTCGGGCACTCGCGCGGGTCGATGCACGGGACTTCAGGAGGCTTCTTCGCTTCATCCACGTGGGGACTCCTTCACGGCACGAGCCGCGAGAGTTCGGAACGCCACAGCCGCAACCAGCGGGACCACCGCGTTCCCGATGGATCGGAGGCGATCGGCTCGGTCCACCCAGGCGGCAGGCCCATCAACGCCTCGACGAAGGACGGGGCGAGCACCGCCGTCGCGGAGGTAACGCGCCCATCCGACACCGTCCGAAGGACTTGGCGGCCAAGCGGCTCGCTCCCCTCGAACTTGCACGCCGTCGAATCGTTCCTCGCGTCCCGCGCGATCGGCGTCGCCCACAGGCTCGCTTGGTTCGCAAGCTGTTGCCCGTGGTCGACCTGCCTCGGCGCATGCGTCCGCTCGTGGCTGGTCGGCGTCGCCCACAGCAGCGAGGCGATCGTCAGCGGCGTCCCCATCCCGTTGCCGTTGCAGTGCTTCGCGAGGTTCTTCTTCTGGCGCGCTCGCCACGACTCGATCGCCTCCCCGTCGTTCACCACCGAGGCGTTCGGTGTCGGCCAGAGGTACGCCGCGTCCGTCAGCGTCTTCCCGTCGTGGCGCCCGCTCTTCGTCGAGAAGCCCTTCGCGCGCGATCCGTCGCAGTCCTTCGCGGTCGCGGTAGGCCAGCGCGAAGAGGCGCTCGCGTCGATGCGGCGCGCCCACGCTCTCCGCGGAGAACACGTCCCACTCCGCATCGAACCCGAGGTCGGCAAGGTCGCCAAGGACTTCGGCGAAGCCAAGCGCCAGGTGTCCGCGGACGTTCTCGAGGAAGACGGCTCGAGGCTCGACCTCGGCGACGATGCGTCGAACATGCGGCCAGAGGTGTCGTTCGTCGCGCTCGGCAAGCTGCCTGCCAGCGACCGAGAACGGCTGGCACGGGTAACCGGCAGTGACAAGATCCACTCGCCCACGCCAACCGCGGCCGCTGAAGGTTCGGAGATCGTCGGCCACAGGCGCTCGATCCAGCGCCGCTTCTTCCATCCTCGCCACGAGGACGGACGCGGCGAAGGCGTCCCGCTCAACGTAACACACGCACTGGGCGTCGCAGGCGAGGCGGAGCCCGAGCTCGAGTCCGCCGATGCCGGTGCAGAGGGAGAGGGTCGCAGGCCGGGCACGAAGAGCCATCCCATGTTGGTCGACGTCCTTGTCCTCGAAGACGAGCGGGTCGATCCAGGCCGACGCAGCCCCGCCGCACGCGAGGCAGAAGTGGAAGCCGTAGAACGGAAAGTTCGCTGCGTTCGTGCAGGGATCACCGTCGGGACGAATCCCTTCGCAGTATCCGTCGTGCGCGCGCGCCTCCGCGGTCGCGTGGACGAATCGAAGGCGAATCGCGTCGGCGGCCTTCACTCGAGCGAGATCCCTTCTCGCTGCGCGAAGCCGCGAATCGCGTCGGCCACCGTCAGCAGCAGGCGACCCGTCGTCACCGCCTGCACATGATGCTCTACGAGGTTGTCGCGGCGAGGAAGCCCGTCGACCGCCGTGAACCCGATCGCGACGATCACCTTCCGCTTCCCGCCTCCGTTGTCGACCTTGAGTGCGAAGCGCAGGTCGCCCTTCTCCGCGAGCCCGCCATGCACGATCGCGTCGAAGACGTGCGGTTCGAGGAAAATCTGAAGCGCTTCCAAGTTAGCAACCTCCCGTAATCATCTTTCGGTTGACCCAGCGCCGCATGTGGACCCAGCGAGCGCGTGCCGCGTTGGTGTGGCGCCACGTTGGGCACTCGTCGTTCTCTTCCGCGATCTCCGCCGCAAGCGCCGGTGCAATGCCGAGCAGGGAGGCGACATCGTCCTTCTCTTCGGGATCGACCTCCTGGATCTTCTCCGCAGGAATCCCGCGCGCAACGGCAACGCACCCCATCGCGCAGACCTCGCCGTCCAGCGTGACGAGTTCCTCCGCGACCAGTTCCTTCACTGGCATGGCGTCGAGCGCGGCGGCGAGTTCGCGCAAGAATCGCTGCCCGCGCTTGCCGCGAATCGCCGCCTTCACCGCGCCCCTCCAGCGGATCAGGTCCCACTGGTCGATGTCGTACGAGTACCCGCTGCGGCTCATTCCTCGCACCTCGCTTCTTCGGTGAACCCGTACAGCTTCGCCGCGTCGCGGATCGAACCTTCGACGATGCCGACCTTCTCGCCTTCGCGCGAGTCCTTGTCCGCGTACTGGCGCAGCAGTTCCAGCACGCGCTCGCCGAAGTCTGCGTAGAGCATCGGGTTGACGATCGTGCGTCGCGGCCGCTCCTCTTGCTGCTCGTGCTCGCGCAGCGCGGCGCGGATCAGCGAGTGGACGGCGAGGTTCCATGCCGCCTGTTCTTGCGGGGTCTTCGCGCCGATCGAAACGTCGAACGTGCGCCGCAGCGCGTTCGCCTCGTCTTCGGTGAGTCTCATGCGTGGCAGGCTCCGCAGATGGTGCCGGCTTCGTGGCACAGGCACGCGCAGTTCAGCCCGCACTCGCAGCCGTCGCACGCGACCGGCTTCCCGTCCTTGACGAGCGGCAGGCCGTGCTCCTCGCACCATGTCGGAGCGCGCGCAGCGTCGTACGGCAACGGCGAATCGACCAGCGCGATCTCGGCGAACGTGAAGTGCTGCTCGCATTGCGGGCACCACACGTCGTCGAGAGGGTAGTCGTCCTTCACCTCGTTCGTGTTCGGGTCGATCCACGCCGCGACTTCGATGTCCGTGCAGCCGCAGCAGCCGCACGCTTGCAGCTTCTTGTCGCTCATCGTGAGCACCCCGCGCATGAGTGCGCCGCACGTGGGTATGGGTTCGGGCGCCCGTCCGGCGTGCGGCGATTCTGTCCGCAGATCGGGCAGCGGTCGGGCGTGCTTCGAGCGCCGATCGGTCGCCCGAGTTTCTCCTTCAGTGCGAGGAGCGCGTGCATCGCGTCGCACGCGATGGAGAAGACGCTGCCAGGCCCGTCCCCGCCTTCGTCTTGCCACTTCGCGACGAACGGCAGGAATCGCGGATGCGTCAGCCCCACCGATCGCCGCGTCCGGTCCTTGTGGATGATCTCGCGCACGTGCGCGAGGAGGACGTGGTGTTCGCTCGCCGCGTGCGCCGCCTGGAAGCGGTCGCCGCGCGTGATGACGTAGACGTTGTGCGAATCGCTCATCGCGCACCGCCGTTCGGACCGCAGAGTTCGTAGAGGTAGTCGATCCACCGCTGCCGGAGGAATCGCGGATTCTGCCGGCCGCAGAAGGCCGCGAGCGCTTCGACCACGCGCTCGCGCTCCCACTTCGCGCGAGGCAGCACCGGACGGATCGCGTCGGCGAGCGCGACGAATTGCTTCTTCGTCATGGAATCACCGGAACGATCGTCGCCGCAAGGCGCTGCGCCTCTGCCGTCGCACCCTTGCGGCGGTTCCAGTGCTGGAACTCGCCGACCGTGTCGATTCGGCCTGGTCGATGCCCGCCGAGCGGGACCAGCGTCGCGACGCGGATCGTGAATCGACGCGGCGCCTTCACGCCATCGGACCCGACGAACTGCTCGCCCGTCACGAAGTAGGCGAAGCGTCCATCGCGCGACTTGAACGCTTCGGCAGGAATCGACGACCGGAAGAATCGGATCGTCGCGCTCTCGAAGAAGTATTGCCCGGCCGCTTCGTTCAGGCGGCGAATCTCGTCTAGGGAAACCGTTTCCAGTTTCATCAGTGAACTCCTCTTTGGTGGACCTCAGGAGCGCGCGCGCGACCGTGCGCGCCGCTCCTCTCGGTAGTCGCATGATAGCACCCACAACGCGCGCTCTCGAAGCGTCTCGGTCGGCGCCGAGAGCAGATCATCCCACGCGCCGAACTGCCGCAGGAATCGCGTCAGCCCCTCGCGCTCGACCAGCCATTCGACGGACGAATCGCGCGCCCAGTGCCGGACATCCTCATCGCGCCGACCAGGTTGTCCACATTGGACAAATACGAACGCTGGCGCCGTCACGATCGCGCGCCCGGATTCCCCATCGTGCCGCGTGATGCGGCGCCTCTCCCATCGTGTCACGCTCGACCCCTTCTGAAACGCGGCGCGCGCGTTCACGCTGCACGCGCGCGCCGCATCGACCTTAGAACCGTTCCGGCAACCAGCCTTCGTCCCTGAACGAACGGAAGCCTTCGGCGACCACTACCACGTGGTCGATGAGACGGACCCCGAGCACGCTGCCAGCCTCGGCCAGCCGCAGCGTTACTTGATGATCCTCAACGCTCGGGGTCGCGTCGTCGCTCGGGTGATTGTGCGCGAGGATCACGCCAGCCGCGTTGTCCGCGATGGCGTGGCGGAACACCTCGCGCGGATGGATGACGGACGACATGAGCGACCCGATCGACACCTCATGCGCCGCGATGATGCGGCGCCGAGAATCGACGCTGAACGAGAGCACGTGTTCTCTCTCCTTCATGCCCGCGCCGACGATCGCTCGGAACGCTTCGGCCGCACCCTTCGCGTCGGCGAGTTCCTTGCCGCGCGTCGCCACGCTCGGCGCCTCACGTGCAGCGCCATCACGCAGCGTCAGCGTCCCGTGCAGCCCGGACGCTAGGGATACCTTCATCCTCAAGGGGAGTCTCCTCTTTGGCATTGCCAGTAACACGCGGCGGGGACCATCCCGGCGCGATGCTCCCCTGCCCTTGCGGGCAGGGGAGCGAAACCGTTCACGAACGCTGCGAGTTCTTCGACATCATGCGCGAGCGCGTGCGCCGCGTTGTCGTCCATCGGCGCGAGCGCGTGCGCGATGAGAAGAAGAAGCGTTGCCGTCTCGCGCCTCATTCGTCGTCGCGACCTCTTGTCGCGAGCAACGCGAACGCGAGCACGGCAACCAGAAGAACAACGGCGATCATGCGGGACCTTCCTTGCCATCCGGCCGCGAGCAACGCGCGCAGAAGACTTCGGTACGCTCGGCCACGTGAAGTCGATCCACACGGCGCACGCTGCCCTTCGTCTTCTCACCCATCGCGCCGAGGTGCCGAACGAGGTCAAAGAGGAGCGCCGTCACGTTGTCCAGCCGCTCGCGCACGCGCTCCAGTTCGTGCGTGACGGGGTCCTTGCACCTCACGTGAGGTCCCCAGCGTTCGGGGCGTCGATCGTGCAAGCGGACCATCCGATCCGGGCCCGGATGTTGTCTACGTGCGCGAGCGCGGCAGGGTGAGAGAGCGGCGACACCATCGCTCGGTAGCGTTCTTCCCAAGAAGACGAATGGGAAAGGCCAAGTTCCGCGAGGTCGAAGGCGCCGAGCGACGACGGGTCGGGGAATTCGGGTGCGCAACCCATGTCAGCGGTAACCACGGAAGGCGCCGTCGTCTTCGTCTTCGCCGCCGCGCGGGAGGATGCGCGCGATGCCAGCCTTCGGCATCGGGCAGCCGTCCGCGTGGCCGATCGGCGAGAGCGTTCCATCCTCGTTCATTCCGACGATCGCGCCGCATCCGGCGCACGGGTAGTGCCGATCGGAGTCGCGCGCCTCGGGCTTCCATGTGACGAAGAACAGCGCCCCGGCTTCATGCGCCAGCCTCACGCTTTCGTCGTCGCTCATCACGCGCGCGACCGCTTCGCCGCGCGCGCGTTCGGAGTCTTGCCACCATCGCGCGAGCGCGGCAGCGTCGCGAAGGGGAACGCGGAGCATCGTCGCCGCGCCACCCGCAACGATGGCCGAGAGCAACATCGGCGCGAGCGCGTTGCGCGGCTGAATGACCGTTCCATGCACGCCCCAGCGTTCGGCAGCCTCTAGCGCTTCGCGCTCCGACCCGACAACAATCGCCATTGCGAACATCGTTCGTGCTCCTCTTTGGACCTTGAGAGGAGCGCGCTCGCGACCATCGCGCACGCGCTCCTGAAACGGCGTGGGGCCCGTCGCGCACGCGCGCGTCCGGGCCCCACGCTTCATCGGATCAGCGTGCCGCGCGAGCGGGGCGCCGCGTGCTCGGCGCCTTCTTCGTCACGCGCGCCTTCTTCGTCGCGGCCTTCGCGGCCTTCCCCTTCTTCGGCGCGAGGTCGCACGGAGTCGGGCAAGCGTGCCGCTCCGCGACCTCGGGACCTTCGTCCGTGCTCTCGTCGCGCGACCCGCAAGCGTTCGGGTCGCTCGGGGTCGCGCACCCGTTCCGCTCGCCGCTCGCAGCGCTCTCGGCCTTCGCCATCGCGGCCGCGAGCATGAGGCTTAGGACATCGTTCACGTGTTCGCTCCTCTTTGCGCTGTGCGCGCGAGCGCTGCCGCGACCATCGCGAGAGCATCCGCGCGCGATGTGTTCAAGTTAACGCGAACATCGGCACGCGCAACGGGGCAGCGTTAACTAAATCCGGCGCGCGTTCGGTAGGATGCGCGGACCATGAAGACGCACAACAAGACGACCCCGAAGAAGGCGCGCCGATCCGACAAGGGCGGGCGCCCGCCGATGCCGCGCGCGAGCGTGCGATCGGTGCTCGTCGCACTCAAGGTCCGACGCGCGCACGCTGCCACGATCCGACGCGCGATGCGAGCGCTTCGCTCCGACCTCGAGACGGGCCCGATCGGTCGCTCGAGCTTGGGGTCGGATGCTCCCGCGCCGGCGTCACCTGGTGACGAGCGACCGGCTTCGCGACCCCGAGGGAAGAAGGCTGCGGCGAGCACGTGCGCGGAGAGCATGGGGAATGTCCCGAATGGTCGTCCGTTCGCACCCTTGCGGAAACCGTGCGCCGTTGGTACTGACTCCTCGACGGACATCGGTTCACGCTCCCGATGCGCGTGCGAATCTCCCGGCGGGGAAGCGGAGCGGGGACGGGGCGCGATCGTCCCTTCGCCCCGGAGCGGGGAAGTGTCCGATAATCATGGTTATGATGCGCTCGCCTCGGAACGCGCGACCCACGCCCCCACCCACCCCGCCCATGATCTCCGGGAACCCGCGACGCGCGTCCCCCATGACTCCCTTCCACCTCCTCGCGTGCGTCACCTCCTGGAACGGTCCCTTGAGGGTGGTCGCGAGTCCGAAGGAGTGACTCCCGAAGGACTTGCAGCGCCCGTGCAGCTGCCGCAGGGAGGTTCCTTTCCGGTGGTCGAGTCCGTGCAGGGGAAGGTGTTCTTCCTCGACGGGCGCGGGCGGAAGCGGGTGAAGGAGGTCCCTTCGGCATTCCGAGAGGCGCTCGAGGGTGGTCGGGCAGGAGCGCTCGATCGGTTCTGGCAGGGAGTGCGGCGGAGGGAGAAGGCGCAGGACCGAGGAATCCTGAAGGCGCTGCGGAATGGGATGGGACCAGCATGAGCGCGGCGGCGTGCGTGCGTCAACTGCTGTGGGACCTGCGCTTCCGGGCGATGATCCGAGCCATGCTCCGGGGTCCGCGGATTCGCGGGTGGAGTGATCGGCGCCGCGCGAAGAGGCGAGCGTGAGCACGAAGAGGCGGAGGCCGCGGCGGAGCGTGCGCGTGCAGAGGGCGCTCGAGCGTCGCCAGCGCGGCTACACGCTGCGCATCAACTCGTTGCTGAATAAGCTCTTCCGACCGTTCTTCGTGAAGTTCCAGAACGGGTCGCCCAGGGTCGAGTGGCAGTAGCCGTCGTGAGCCAGGCCGGCGACCAGAGGAAGATCGGGCGCCTGATGATGCGGCTGACGCTGCTGCATCGGCAGTTCCGAGACGTCGGTGACCTGCTGCGCCAGCTCTCCGACCCGGCGACCGTGCCGTGCGTCATGTGGGGCATGAAGCCGGAGCTCGACGCCGAGCGCTTCGTCCACGTGCGGGAGCGCCTGCAGGAACTCCTGCTCGCCGTGAAGCTCGAACTCGAGCTCACGAGGAAGGCGCTCTTCGAGGCGGGGACGCTGAACTCGGACGTCGACGTGGATTGAGCTTGTCACGTACGGTTACGTCGTTATCGTGCGTAACCGGCCTGCGACGCGTAGGGGAGACGCTCGATGCCGTTCGTCAAGCTCGACTGCGGGATGCTCGACAGCTCGATCTGGCCGGACCGAGAGGCTCGAGCGCTCTTCATCACGGCGCTCTTGATGGCAGACCCCTTCGAGGTCGAGCGTCCGGAGAAGACCTTCAAGTCCTCCGGGGAGGTCGACGAGTCGTTCGTGGTCCCAGTCGGGTGGTACGGCCGCGTGAGCGCGTCGGGCTCGGGGATCATTCGGCGCTGCGGCATCGACGAGCAGGAGGGGTTCGAAGCGCTCTACCGCCTCGCGCAACCCGACCCCGACAGCAGGACGCCGGACTACGAGGGGCGCCGCATGGTTCGTGTCGACGGCGGCTACCTGATCTTGAACTTCGACCGGCACCGCCGTCGCGACCACTCCGCCGCGGAGCGCCAGCGCCGATACCGCCTCCGGTTGAAGGAGTCGTCACCTAATAACAACGTCACGTCACACGTGACAACGTCACGAGTAACGCAAGCAGAAGGAGAAGGAGAAGCACAGGATTCGAATTCCTCGCCGCAGTCGGTTCCTTCGGAACCTCCTTTGGCTTCCCCTCCGCCGTCTGCGACGGCTGCGGGAGACCCTGCCGGTGCGGTGACGTCGACGCCGAAGAAGAAGCCGGAGCCGGTCGACTCGAGGCCCTGGCCGCCGCCGACGCCCGAACTGCAGCCGTTCTCGCGCTGGTGGACGCCGGCGATCCCGCCGATGCACCGCGCCGCGCAGCGCCGCTTCGTCGAGGACTTCGACGCCTACATGCAGACGCTCGACGCGGCCTACCCCCACGTCGACCTGCAGGGCGAGCTCGCGAAGGCGTACGCGTGGGAGGAGGCGAGGGGCGCGAAGACCCCGAAGGGCAGGAAGGCGTTCCTGCGCAACTGGATCGAGCGCGCGGCGAACAGCTACCAGAAGCCGATGGCGCAGCAGCCCTACGGGCAGGCGATCCCGCGATGATCGACGACTTCGCGGTCGGGGTCCTGCTCTCCGTCGGCGCAGTGCTTTGGATCACGGTCGCGGCGATCGAGCTGCGCCGCATGTTCCGCGACTGGCCGCGCCGATGAACGAGCGCGACGAGAAGCTCGAGTTCCGCAAGGAACTCGTCAACGCGATCTACCTGAAGGCGGTCGAGGCGCTCGATCACCTGCTCGAGTGCGCAGCGGGAGGTCTCGACGCCGCGGAGAACTGCCCGAAGTGCCGAGAGCTCCTGAAGGACTACGCGCTGCTCCGCTGCTCGTACGGGAAATTCTAGGAGGATGCCGATGCGTGCCTGGGAACTCGTCCTGCTCTGCGGCACCGCGCTCACCTGCTTGCTCTTGGGCGCGCTCGTCGCGGTGATCGCCGTGCGCTCGAGCCTGAACGACGTGTTCAGGAATCGCAAGTGAACCTGCCGCGCAAGCAGGACGTCGCGTGCTCGCGCTGCGGCGCGCACAGCTTCTTCCTGGTCACGAACCTCGTGCGTGCTGTCGTGCTGCGCTGCGCGTGCTGCCCGTACTGGGTCGAGGCCGATTCGATCGCGGACGCGTTGAAGAAGATCGAGGCGAAGCCTGCAGCGAAGGAGGATCACGATGCCGTGGCCGACAAGACGCCCGAAAACGCCGGCTAAGGACGCGTTCGAGTCAGGGTTCGAGGCGCCGAGCGAGACGTGGGCGTTCGACAGCGCGCACCTCTCGCCGGTCCAGTGCGAGTTCGTGCGCCTCTTCGCGCGCAGCAGGAACCAGGAGCCGTGCAACGAGGAATGCATGGTGCAGCAACTCGCGCAGGGCGAGCAGAGGAAGGACGACGACACGCGTCGCCTCGCGATTCGGGCGAGGATCGGCGTCTCCGGGCACGAGGCGCCGTGGTCGCGCGACGAGGTCGCCACCTTCGTCGCCGACGCGATTCGAGGCGCGCGACGCCTGACGCGCGAGAAGCTCGCCCGAGAGGGACTCCTGCTTTGCAAGTGGAGCGGCGACGAACTCGGTACGCTCGACGAGGTTCAGTGGCCGCCTCGTGTTGTGTTTCAGCCTGCAACCGACAAGGAGGAGAAGTCGTGACGGACAGCGAAGCGGAGGACCCGTGGGAGGACCACGACGAGCACGTGAAGGCGAACCACGCCTTCTCGAAGTGGCTGATCCACCCGGCGGTGATCGTGCCAGGGTCGCTCATCGCGCCTCGCAGCGACAAGGAGCGCGTGATGGCCGCGCTGGCACTTCCAGACTTCGAGGACCCGACGGCGCAGCTCGAGAAGCACGAGCGCTGGGCGGCGCAGATGGAGAAGGCGATCCGAAGCGACGAGCTGATCGAGGCGCAGAAGCGAAGGAACACCTACGTCCAGGAGATCGCCGATCGACTTGCTGGCGCGCTGAAGAAGACGGAGCCTGCGACACCCAAGCGTCCGAGGCTCCTCGCAATCGCGTCCTGGTCGGTCGAGGAGGCCGTCTGCACCGCGTGTCGCATGGTGACGCGCATTCCGTTCCGACTCACCTACGACGCCGGCGGCGCCGAGCCGAAGTGGACGCCGTCCGCGGAAGCGTTCTTCTGCGGACCGTGCGCGACCGACTCGACGAAGGAGCCGGAGGCGTGCTACGACGTGTTCAAGCGGCGAAGGGAGGCCGAGCAGGCGACTCCTCCGATCCGTCGCGCGATCCCGAATCTCGTACGCCCCTACGTCGCGAAGTTCGAGACGAACCACGCGGTGAAGGTCGAGCTCGCACTCGAAACGCAGGAGCGCGGCTACGGGATCGAGAACTCTCTCGACGATCGGATCGCAGCGGCGAAGCGCGAGATCGCCGACTCGCTCGAGGAAGGGCGCCGGTTCTGGCCTGCCATGCAGCGCGCTACGCGGACAGAGACCTCGCGCCCGCTCGACTGCTTCCCGACGCACGGGTGCCCGCGATGAGCTCCGGCGGCACCGAGCAGCTTCACGCGCTCTTCGACCTGATGAAGTCGGTCGGAGGGCCGACGTACGCCGGCTTCAGGAAGACGATCCGGCAACTCGAGCTGCGCGAGAAGGATCGGATGCGCGTGCAGGTCGTCATCGAACGTCGACAAGACGGCGTGGCGATGTTCTTCTGCGTCGAGAGCCACGCGCCGCACCTCGGGCCCTGCGAGGAGGCGCACCTGAAGGAGCCTGCAAGTGGCGAAGAGAAAGAGCAAGGTTGAGCTCGAGCGCGCGGCGCTGCGACGAATCGGGCGTCGCGCCAAGAGGAAGCCGCGGCGGCGACAGACGTTCGAGCATCGCATGGCCGCACTCATGCAAGAGATCGTCCAGAAGGAGGTCGCCCCGATTTGGGACTTCCTGAACGAGCGGATGAAGACGGACCCCACGCTCGACAAGAAGCTCGAGGTGCTCGAGCACCGCTGCCTCGACATCGCCGACGAGCAGCGACGCCGGCGCGCCGACGAGAAGCACAACGGCCTCGAGGCGCTGCAGCGCGCGTTCACCGGGCACCTGATCGACCACGCGTTCTCGCGAGCCGAGACGGCGACCGACGAGCAGATCAGGAAGTTCCTCGAACTGCAGAGCGCCCCGCGTCCGCCGCGATCCGAGGTCGAGAAGTTCGAGAGGGAGAAGCGCGAGCGGATCTTCGGGAACGATGCGGAGAAGGAGACGCTGGCTTGAAGATTGTTCCGAACGACGACGCCGCACTCGTGGCTGCCGCGACGATCGCGACGCTGCACCGCTCGAACCGCGAGATCGAAAAGGCGGTGGTCGACGAGCTCGAGCGGCGGTGGGACGAGTACGAGAAGCGCGCTGGCCGCCAGCCGCTCAAGTGCTCGGCGTGCGGTCAACACATCGCCCCTGGATCGCTCATGGTCGACGACAACGGACGCCTTCGCCACGTCGAGTGCCGGCTGTGATCCTCGCCGCGCTCCTCCTCGCCGCGTCGCCGCTCTCGTCGACCTGGCTCGACGCACTCGCGAAGGCGCCGCACGGCAACGTGCGCGTGCAGACGCGACTCGTCGCGATCGCGAAGGGGCTGCCAGCGCTCGAGTCGGCGACGGGCGACCAGAAGAAGATCCTGACGGGCGCCGCGCTGCTCTACCTCGCGAAGACCGGGATCGACCGCCAAGATCCGGTCGCCGACGCGATGGCCGTCTCGATCCTGCAGGCGGGCGGTCGCATGAACCTGCCGAACCGAATCTGCAGCGGGATGGCCGAACTCTCTGCGCGTGGATCTAAAACTTCCGTCGAAGATCGGCTGCGGCTGCGGAAGGAACTCTACGATGCCGCGCGAGCGGCCCTGGTAACGCCATGAAGCGAAAGGCGCCAAGGAAGAAGGAGCGGAAGAAGATGAACGCATCACTTCGAGAAGGCCGGTCGGACGAGCATCGCGAGCCAGCCGCGGCGCGCCCCCACGCGCCGGAGCCCGTTCACACGCGTCCACCGTTCCAGAGCCCTGGGCTGAAGTCGGCCGCCTCCAGCGACGCGAAGAACGAGTACACCTTCCCCGTCGCCGTCACGATCCACGCGAACGACCCGGCTCGCAGGTTCGACCTCGCCCTGACGCTCGCCGACGTTCGCGAACTCGCGATGCGGCTTCCTGCGATCCTGACCAGCGCCGAGGCAGCGTACGGCGGGCAGTAGCGCGCGTTACTCCGCCGGCTTCACCTCGGGCGCCTTCATCCCAACGATCGTGAGGTTCGGCTTCCTCAACTTCTTCTCCGCCGACTGGATCACCTGGAACAAGTCGGGGTGCGCGATCTTCACGTAGTCGCGGAAGCGCTCCTTCACGAGATCACCGGCAAGTCCGATGCGGATGTGGTTCGGAGGCAGGAACACGAACTCCGTGTACGCCTCCGCGAACTTGCCGGCCGCGCGCGCCATTTCCTCCGCCTCGCCGTCGAGCTGGATCACTTCGGCGCCCTCATCAGCCCGATGCGGAAGAGCTCGCGATCGTCGACCACGAGCGCGTTCCAGTCGGTCGTCTCGTCGAAGACCAAGAGCCCGATGCCGAAGTCGTCGGCGATGCGCGAGAGGTTCCTCTCCGCGAGCACGAAGTCGTCCGTGTTGCGCGGGAACGGGATGCGGACGAAGACGAGCTGCCCCTGCTTGAATCCCTGCAGGCGGAAGACCTTCTCGAGATCGTCCGCCTTGTGGAACTCGGCGGGCCCTTCCTTCGGAGGAGTGACCGGCGGCGGAGCGCAGGACGGCGCAGGAGGCGCGACCTCGGGCGGGATCTCGTTGGCGGCGGCAGGTGGAACCGTCTTCAGGGATCGCATCGCTCTCTCCAAGAGCGCGGCGAGGGGTCGTGGGTCTGCCGGCCAACCTCGACGGTTTGCCGCCGCGCCCCTCGTCGCGCCGCGGTACGGGGCGGCGGAGTATAACGCGCGCCCATGCCACCTGGCGTTAACCCTGCGCCCGCGCAAGCTGCGCGACGGAACCGGAACAACGAGGCGATCCGCGCCTACCGCCGCATCGCCGCTGGGCTGCTCGAGAGCGCGAGGACGAAGACCGAGGCGTCGCGCGACCTGAACGACAAGGAGTCGTACGCCGCGCTCTGCCTCGCGTTCACCGGCCTCACGTGGGACATCCGCGTCCTGCGCGACATGCTCATGTTCCTCGGTCGCATCCACGGCCACGATCAGCAGCGCGCGATCGTCCTCGAGGACCCGTCGAGCTATCACGCGCTGATCGACGCGCTGCGTGCGCAGCAGGCAAAGATGATCGACGCCCCGCCGGCGCCTCCGCGCGAAGAGAACGTGATCGACGTTGACACCGCCTCGTTCGAAGGTTTGCGGGAGGAACTGAACGGCTCCGATGCAGACAGGGTTGACGCAGCAGGCGACCCCAACGAGCGCTGACGCTCTCGCGCGCGCGTACGCCGACCTGGAACTGATCTCGCGTGAACTCCTGCGCGGAGGGCATGGCGAGGAGCGCGAGCTTCAACTCGCGCGCGCGTACGTGCTCGCGCAGGAGCGCGTCGCGCGTCTCGATCGCTGGTACTTCTGCCGCAACCTCGCGATCACGCAGGACGAGCACAACAAGGTCGAGCCGTTCGCTCCGTTCCCCGACCATCCCTACCTGCGCGAGCTCGCGCGCGAGTGGGACGAGTGCGCGCGCAAGACCGGCAACCGCATCCTCTACATCCTCAAGTCGCGGCAGATCATGGCGTCATGGAGCGCCTGCGCGATGGTGCTCTGGTCGTCGCTCTTCGAGCGCGCGCAGACGATCGGCTGGCAGAGCAAGAAGGCCGAGGACGCGAACTGGATGCTGAAGTCGCGGATCTTCGGCATGTGGGAGCGCCTCCCGGAACTGGTTCGCCGACGTCATCCTTGCGAGGACCGCGAAGGCGAGCTTCGCTTCCCGTACACCTTCGACGACTTCGGGCGCAAGGTCGACCTGAAGAACGTCGTGATGGGGCTGCCGGAAGGGCCCGACAAGCCGCGCCAGTTCACATGGTCGCTCTTCGTGTCCGACGAATCCGCGTTCCAGGATCGCAGCTTCGAGACCTACGTCGCGTGCCAGCCGGCGATCCGCGGCGGCGGCATGTACGTGTCGATCAGCACGGCAGCGATGAGCCACCACTACGACATGTGCGAGGACAGGAAGTACCAGCAATGATCTCCGGCACGCACCGCGTCCTCGTGAAGTCGTGGCGCGCCGAAGGTGCGATGACGCGCCAAGAGAACCACAACGGCGCGACCGTACTCAAGATCCACTACTCCGCCGATCCGGCGAAGACGAACGAGTGGGCCGACGACTTCGCGAAGACGCTGCAGGGCCGCGACTCGTGGTCCTGGCTCGCCGAAATGGAAATGCAGGCCGAGGCGTACGGCGGCAAGCGGATCTTCCCGGAGTTCACGCGCGAGACGCACACGATCGAGCCGCTCACCGAGATTCCTGCCGAGTGGCCGAAGTACCGCGTGATCGACCCCGGCCTCGACCACGCGCTCGCTTGCGGCTTCTACGTGCTCGACCCGCATCGACAGGAGATCATTAAGTTCGACGAGCACGTGCAGGCCGACTGGCCGGAGATCGAGCGCCACGCGTCCGTCATCAAGGGCAAGACCGCCAAGCACCAGATCCAGACGACGTGGATGGACCCGTCCGCCTTCGCCGAGACGCTCGCCGGCCAGGGCAAGTCGGTCGCGCAACTCTTCATCGCGAACGGGATCACGTGCTGCCCGGCCGCGAAGACCGACAAGCTCGTGCAGATCGCCTCGCTCGCGAACCTGCTCATGCTGCGCGGCGACCAGCCGCGGATGAAGTGGACGAAGAACTGCGAAGTCTCGATCGACCAGATGCTCAAGTACCGCTGGCTGCCACGGCTGCACGACGACAAGCCGTCCCCGCAGAAGCCCTACAAGGTGTACGACGACTGCGTCGACTGCGACCTCTACCTCTCTCTCGGGGTCGACCCGGTGAAGGCGTCGGACGCCTGGGTGATGCGCGACCCGCTGAGTCGCTGGTACGGCGGCAACGATCGGCGTAGGATCGCCGCCGACACGCGGCGCATGTACGAAGCCATGAACCGCGACCCGGCGAACGAAGAGCCGTGATCGGATTCGTCCTGCAGGCAGCCGTGGAGCTCACGATGGGCGTCGAACTTCTCGCCTTCGCCACGACGATCCTCGTCGTCGCCGCGCTCTTCGGGCTCGGCTGCATCGCGCTCGCTGCTCGAGCGATCGAGCGCTCGGCTCGCGCGAACGCGCTGATCCAGGCGCAGTCGGACGAGCACGCGAAGGTCGCGCTCTGCTTCTCCGAGAAGATCATTTCGCGCATGACGGCCGCCTGCATCCCGCGCGGCCACTCCGTCTACCGCTCGCTCGCCGGCAGCAACGCGCCGACGAGTCCTATGCCCGACGGGCTGCAGCACAAGGTCGTCCCGCACTTCTCCTCGCCGTTCCCCGAGAAGAACTTCCAGATCGAGGAGGTGAAGCGTCGGCTCGCGGCCGAGGCTGCGGCGAACATGGCGCGTGTCCGCGCCGAGTCGTTCCCGATGCAGGAGATTCCGGTCGGGACGCCGACCGACTTCGAGATCCATCCCGAGCACGCGAACGGAGCGGCGCAGCCGTGATCGCGTCGATGCCCCAGTTCGGGACCGACATCGGACCGCCGGCCGGGCCGCAGGCGGACGACATGACGTTCCAGCAGGCGATCCAGCAGCGCGCGCGCGAAGACGCGATGAAGCTGCGCCTGCGCACGATGGCGAGGGGCCAGCAGGAGAACTCGGTCGGCTCGCTCATCGGCATGGGCGGCAAGACGCTCGGCACGACGATCTCACGCGGATCGCTCTTCGCCGTCGCGCCAGCGGCGCCGGCCGCCGCCGCGTCGTCGCTGCCGGCCGAAGCGGCAGGATCAGCCATCGCTCCCGCCGCCGGCGCAGCTGCGCCATCGACCCTCTCCTCGATCGCCGGGCCCGCCTCAAGCGTCCTCGGCGTCGCCGCCCTCGGCTACGGCGCCTACACCGGCAACGTCGAGGCGGGCGATTCGATCCGAGCGCTGCACGAGGCCATCGCCTCCGGCTCGCTCTCGAAGCACGACGAGGAGGTCGCCAGGCAGAAGCTCTTCAACGCCGCGATGGTCAAGTTCGGCGTCGGGGGAGTCTCCGGGGTGCTCGCGGGGTCGGAGTTCGGCGTTCCCGGCATGGTCGTCGGGGGCGCGATCGGCGGATTCGGCGGCGCGAAGCAGGCGTACGGCGCGTACGACAACCCGGTCGACGCGGTGAAGGCGTTCGCCACCTTCCAGAAGAACCCGTTCAAGCGCTGACAGCTTGTACAGGTTGTCCATTTGCACTGGCTTGCGCGGTTTGTACAGTCCGCGGCCGTGCCGACCGTCGCGGATGTCCACGATCTCCGCTCGCAGCGCCGCCGACTCGCCGGGACCTACTTCCCGACCGAGGAAGAGCGCGCTGCGCTGAAGCTGTTGCAGAAGAGGTGGCGCCCGACCGATCCGCTGCGCCTTCGCCTCGAGCAGCAGTGGATCACGAACATCGCCTACCTGATCGGGTTCCAGTACCTCACGTGGGACCCGGCGCGACGCACGCTGCTCTACGCGCAGACGCCGTCGCTGCGCTGGCGCGCGCGCGCGATCCACAACCTGATCCGACCCTACGTCGAGCTCGAGATCGGGACCGTCGGCACGTTCACGCCCGCCTTCCGCTGCCGGCCGAAGAACGAGGACCCCGAGAACTCCGAAGCCGCGATGGCGAACGCCGACCTGCTCAAGCACTACTGGTCGGCGCTGAAGATGCCGCAGAAGAAGTACGAGCTCCTCTACTTGCTGAAGGTGCTCGGAAACGCGTTCGCCTACATCGGCTGGGACTCGACGCTCGGCAAGCGTGTCGACGGCGGCGAGTCGGAACTCGGCGAGATCGACGGCGGCGCGATGGTGAAGACCGAGGACCCGCTCTTCGAGGGCGACGTGTGCGCCTCGATCGAGTCCCCGATGACGGTCTACTTCGACTCTGCGTGCTCGGAGTGGCAGGACGTGCGCTGGGTGATCCACTGCCGCGCGCGGCCACGCGAGTGGATCGAGGAGCACTTCCCCGACAAGGCCGACCTCGTCGCGCAAGGTCTCGGCGACGACAACGGCGTGCTCAACCGCCAACGCTTCGCGCTCGACTTCGCCGGCCCATCCGCGATCGTCGGCGACTGGCAGAGCGGCGCGACGCGCGAGGACTGGAACCTCGTCAAGACGTACTACGAGAAGTGCAGCCGCGACTACCCGCGTGGTCGCTACTTCGTCGAGTGCAACGGCGTGATCCTCGACGGCCCGCGCGACAACCCGACGCCCGAGTACGGCATCCCGTTCATCCACTTCCGCGACATGATGGTCCCCGGTCGCGTGTGGGGTCAGTGCAACGTCGACAACCTCCTCACGATGCAGCGGTCGCTCAACCGCTTCGTCTCGAAGAAGGAGGAGCACATCGTCCTCACGGCCAACGCGAAGGTGCTCGAGCACACGAGCAACAACCTGCCCGCGTCGGCGTGGATGACGGAGATCGGCGAGGTCGTCAAGTGGGACGGCGTGCAGGCGCCGACCTACCTCGTGCCGCCGCCGATGCCGCCCGAGACGGACACGGAGATCAACCGCCTCGAGCACCACTTCGACCTCGTGACGTCGCAGTACGGTCCCGCGCGCGGCCAGTACCCCGGCAAGCTGTCGGGCAAGGCGATCAACGTCCTCATCGAAGCGAACACGCAGAACAAGACGCCGATGATCGAGCGGCTCGCCTCGTCCTTCGAGGACTGGGGCCACCTGCTCCTCGAGACGCTGCAGGAGAACGTGCTCGAGCCGCGGCTCGTGCGGATCGTCGGTCGCGCGAAGGGCGCCACGATCAAGGCGTTCCAGGGCCAGGACATCGCCGGCAACACGTCGGTCGACGTGGAAGTCGAGTCGATGATCCCGAAGTCGCGCACGATGGCGCTCGACCTGATCCAGACGCTCACTCCGCTCGGATGGCTGCAGCCGACGCGCCCGTCCGATCACGCGCTCGTGCGCAAGGCCCTCGCGCTCGACGACGGCGACCTGCTCGTCGAGGACACGCGGCTCGACCTCCGCGTCGCGCAGAACGAGAACAAGCTCCTCGCGATGGGGGTCCTGCCTCCGAAGGCGAACTTCCTCGAGGACCAGGACACGCACATGCTCTCCCACGCGGAGTGGACGAAGAGCGACGAGTTCAAGGCGCTGCCGCCGCAGGTCCAGTTCCTCACGTGGCAGCACATCCAGTCGCACATCGACATCGCGCAGCCGCGCGCCGGTTCGATCCCTCCCGCGTCGCAGCCAGGCGAGGAGACGGCTCTCGAGCCGGCGGTTACCCCCGCGGCCGCGCCGATGCCGATGGCGATGAGCCCGCCGCAGCCGGCGATGGCCGGCGCCTACTAGGAGCACGACGTGGCGGTCATCAACGGGACCATCACTCCGAAGATGCTGAACGGTGGCAAGCCGCTGGTCGGCCACTGCGACGACGGCACGCGCTGGGCCGTCGCGAAGATCACGATTCCGACCGGGACGACGTACTCGCAGACGGACCGCATCCGCCTCACCGGCTTCTACGACAACGACTTCGAGAGCTTCTACGGCGTCAAGATCATCCGCCAGGTGATCGCCCAACTCTTCGGCTTCCCCTCGCTCTCGACGAGCCTCGTGAAGTTCCGGTGGAACGCTTCGACGCAGCGTGGCGAACTGCGCGGCGTCGGCAACGGCGGCAGCGTGGCGCCGGCGGGTCCGATCGACGAGGTGGAGGTGGCGAACGGATTCGCCATCGCGGCCGGACCCGTCACCGCAGACGCGCACTTCTTCTTCTAGGGCGACTCCCGATGGCGATGAAGTTCAACCGCTGGAACGCGCCGTTCGACAAGATCAGCCCGTTCGGCGTCGGCATGAACGCGCAGTCGTCGAACCGCCCGATGATCGCGGCGTTCTGCGAGCTCACGTGGGACGCGACCGCCGTCGGACCGATCGCCGGCCAGACGTACGACGCGACGAACCACGTCACCACGCTCGTCCAGTTCGCGCTCGACGGGTTCACGCCGTTCCAGAACTGGGGCATGCGCTACGTCCACGACTTCTACTGCCCGGACGGAAGTTCGGGCGCGAACGTGAGCAACGTGTCGGCGCTGAAGCCCGGCAAGTGCGCGATCAAGTTCAACGAGGCCGGCAGCTTCTTCCAAATCTTCATCGTCGGGAACACGGGCGCGGCCGACAACCTCACGCCGGCGCAGTACCTCGAGGCCGACGCCACGATCGCCGGAATCCTGGCGCCGCTGCGGTTCTCCGGCCTCCTGATCGGGAGCGAGTGATGGCGACGACGACCTCGTTCCCCAACGCCGGTTCCTCGCGCATCCGCGTCGGTGGGCGCGTCTGGTCCTTCGTCGCCATCGGCCAGAACGTCGCCGGAGACAGCTACCTCGTCGCCACCGGCATCACGTTCAAGGACCCGAACCTGACTCGCGTGAACCTGCTTCGGCGGATGCTCGGCGTGCGCGAGATCCTCGCGATCTTGAGCAACGGGCTCATGTCCGACCATCAGGCGAACGGCCACGTCCTCATCAACACCGGCGCGTGGGACTCGCGCTTCGACTACACGACGCAGAAGCTCACCTACTTCAAGGCGGGCCGGTCGAGCGCCCCGGCCACCGTCGCCTCCGAGGTCGAACTCGACAACGACAGCTCGATCAACGCCGCGACCGCCTTGAAGCCCGTCCTCGTCATCGGAGAAGGAGACGCCACGAGTTCCGACTGCGAAACCCTGAGCTGACAAGACACACCGGCCAACCGGCCGTCGCGGTTCACGCGACCTGCTAGGCGCCGAGGAGCGAAACATGGAAACGAACTTGCCTGTGGGAGTGACGGACACGCAGATCGCTCGGATGGAAGCGGCTATCGCCAAGGATTCCGGCGACGCAGCTGCTCCGGCGGCTCCGGCCGGCGGTGACGCGCCCGCGCCGAAGCGCTCCGCCGCGAAGCCGGCGGCCCCGGCCGCCGACGACATCGGCCTCGAGGCTCCGCCGACGCAGGCGGAACTCGACGCGATGGAGGCGGAACTCGGTGGCGCGCCGACCACGGATGGCGGCCCTGGCCGCACGGACGAGCGCGACTCGCAGATCGCCCAGCTCAACGAGCAGGTCCGCAACCTCTCGGCGCAAGTGCGCGGCGCCCACGATCGCAACCGCGAGTCGGCGGAGCGCGAGCAGCGCATCCTGCAGGCCGAGGCGCGCGCGACCCACGCCTACCAGCAGACGATGCTCATGCAGAACGGTCTCGCCGGTCTCGCGAAGGCGCTGCCGCCGGACCAGTTCCAGCAGGTGATCGCGACGCTGCAGGCCGACGGCAACCGCGGCGTGCAGGGCGACCTCGCGGCGCGCGGCGTCATGCCTCCGAACCTGCAGGGCGACGCCGACCAGTCCGAGGTCGGGC